TGCAGTAACAGAAATCTATGAAAACACTAAGACAGAGAATGTAAAGAAAGCAGTTATTGAAGTTTATGAAGATACCAAGAATGAAAGTGTAACAAAGAAAGTTACGGAAACATTTGCAGAAGGTCAACAAACTTCTATTACTGGTGAATATGATTTAGATGTTACTGAAGCAATATCTATTGAATCAGATTCTACAATTAAGATTAATCAACCTAGTGGAACACAAAACGCAGCTCGTAAAGGTGATACTGCTGATACTGGTGATGACCCTGCTGGTATTTCTGGTAACCCTGGCTCTGATGTTATTGAAACTGGTTCTGGTACTGTCTTTATTGGTGACACTGGTGCAACAGAACTTGCAGACCCAACTCCTGCTCCAGAGGTTGACCCTAATCCAGTATCAACAGCGGAAACTGCATTTGGTGTTACTGGTACTGGAATGAGTGATACAAGAGCAAGAGAGATTATCAAAGGTAGAGAAGATGATATTGCTGTTGGACTTGATGTAGATTCAAATGAACCTTTTGAAATCCAATCCACTGAACAACAAGTTATTACTGATAATGATGGAAATGAATTTGAAGATGCGTCTAAATCTGAAACAAATATAGTTGATGATGACACTAATACAGAGTTAACTCAAAAGAATTTTGATGGTAAACTACTTAACTTTCTTCCACACACTGACCCTCGTATTTCTTCTCAACTAAGAGAGATTATGGAAAATGTCGCAAAAGAGTATGGAAGAACTTTAACAATTACTTCTGCATATCGTAGTCCAGGCTATAATGCAAAAGTTGGTGGTAGTGGTAAAAGTATGCATATGCAAGGAAAGGCTGTTGATATTCGTTTAACAAATACTTCTATTGCAGATAGACAGAAGTTTATGCAACTCTTAGTTAAGCATGGAATTAAAGGTATTGGTGCATACTTCCCAGCGAATGATGGTGGTTACTTTATCCACGCAGACCTTGGTGGAAAAAGACAATGGGGGCCTTCTGGTTCTAGACGTAGTAGTTATGGATGGCAACAATCAACTCTTAAACCACTTGGTTATATTGTATAAATAAACAGAGAGGATACTATGGAAGTTGTTTGGACTTTATTATTAACTGCGTGTTTTACGGACACAGATTGTAGATATCAGAATGTAGATTTTTTTGATACTAAACAAGAGTGTATTGTTCTGAAAACAGAATTAGAAACTATGAAAGATGGACATTGGAAAACAGTAGATTACCAATGTAGACCTTTGGGGAGTTTAGAGGCATAATGGCAATACAACCAGCATATAGAGATGCAGAGAGAACTAATGACTCTCCTCGCTCTGCAAGAATATATAAAGATTTAAATCTTAATTTTAGTAGACACCCAGTTACTAAACAGATTAGTACATTAACAGATGCGGCCGCAGTAAAAAGAAGTGTTCGTAATCTTGTACAGATTGGTGAGTATGAAAAACCTTTTCATCCAGAGATTGCATCTGGTGTTCGTGATATGTTATTTGAAAATATGACTCCTTTTACTGCTCATGCACTTCAAACAAAAATAACAGATGTGATAACAAACTTTGAACCTAGAGCTCTTCTTACTTCGGTTGAAGTAGTTCCAAGGTTTGATGAAAATCAATATGAGGTAGCGGTAGAATTTTATATTCAGAACGCACCAGCAGAACTGATTGACTTATCATTCACATTAGAGAGATTACGATAATGACAACAACAGAAAAAAGATTAGATGTAACAGATTTAGATTTTGATGATATTAAAACAAATCTAAAAACCTTTATGAGAAATCAATCAGACTTTACTGATTATGATTTTGAAGGTTCTGGTATGAGTGCGTTGTTAGATGTTCTTGCATATAATACACATTACCTTGCAATGAATATGAATATGGTTGCAAATGAGTCATTTCTTGATACTGCATCTGTTCGTTCTTCTGTAGTTTCTCATGCAAAGACTTTGGGTTATATTCCAAACTCTGCAAGAGCTCCTATTGCAAATGTTAATATAACATTAAATAATTTCGGTAGTCTAACAAATGCATCAATACCAGTAGGAACAGTTTTTACAACTGTGATTGATGATGTAAATTATCAATTTGTTACCGTTGCAGAACATAATGCAACAACCACAAACGGTATTTTATCTTTTTCTAATATTCCAATATATGAAGGCACATATGTGACTAATCGTTACACGGTAGATACGAAAAATGTTGACCAAAAGTTTTATGTTAATGATGCAAACGGAGATACAACAACTTTAATTGTAGATATATTTGATAATTCAAGTTCTACTACTTCAACTACATTTACTCAAGCATTAGATAATACTCAAGTAAAAGCAAACTCAAATGTTTATTATCTTCAAGAAAGTGTGGACGGTAAGTTTGAAATTTATTTTGGTGATGGTATTACTGGTAAAGCATTATCTGATGGTAACATTGTTCGTATGAGATATGTCGTTACAAATAAATCAAAAGCAAATGGTGCAAGTTCTTTTACTACATCTGCATCTATCTCTGGTGTTACTGATGTTACCACAACAACGATATCAAATGCATCTGGTGGTGCAGAGAAAGAAAGTATTCAATCCATAAAATTTAACGCACCTCTTGACTATGCAGCTCAAGGTCGTGCAGTTACAGTCAACGATTTCAAAGCGATTGTTCCAAAAGTTTATGCAAATTCAAAATCAGTTCAAGTATATGGTGGTGAAGATAATGATGTTCCAGTTTATGGAAGAGTTTATATTTCAATTGTTCCTACAACTGGTTCTATCACTGCATCTGCAAAAAATCAAATTGTAAAAGATTTAAAAGAAACATATAGTATTGCATCTGTTACCCCAACAATTATTGACCCAGAATATACAAAGTTAAGACTTGGTATTACATTTACATACAACTCAAAAAATACAATAAAAGCAAAAGAAACTCTAGAGTCAAATGTTCTCACAACAGTTACAAATTTTAATACAGATAATCTTACTAGATTTGATGGTGCATTTAGACATTCTGCATTTACCAGACTAATAGATGAAACTGATGATGCAATTACTTCTAACATTACCACTGTAGAACTAAGTAAAGATTTTACTCCAACATTAAACACTGGTACAAAGTATACAGTACCATTTAATAATGCATTACATAATCCACACGCTGGTCATAATAAAGAACTTGGTGGTATTTTAGAATCTAGTGGATTTAAAATATCTGGTAATACAAATGAAATGTTTCTAAATGATGACGGTAACGGTAATGCAAGAATGTATTATATTACAGATGGTACTACAAAAACTTATCAAGATAATAAAGCTGGAACAATTAATTATGTTACTGGAGAGGTAGTTTTAACTTCATTAAATATTACTGAAGTTTCTAATATTGATGGTGTAGCTTCTACAAAGGTAAGATTAATTGTAAGACCAGAATCAAATGATGTTATTGCAGTTAGAAATCAAGTATTAGAAATTGATTTAACTAATACAACTATATCAGCAGCTGTGGATACAATTGCAACTGGTAGTGCAAGTGCTGGAGTTGGTGTATCTACTGCAAGTTCATACACTGGTGCAAGTTCAACTGCATCATCAAGTTCAACAAGTTCAACCTCTTCATCATCAAGTTCAAGTTCCTCAAGTAGCTCTAGTGGATACTAGTTATGGCAAACAATGATAATGCATTAAAGAATAAAGTTTCTACGCACATACAAACTCAACTGCCTGAGTTTATTCAGGCAGACCATCCAGTATTTTCTCAGTTCATAAAGTTATACTATCAGTTTTTAGAAAGTGCAGAGATTACTTTTAGTGAAGTTAATAATTATCTCAGAGAAGAAACTACATCTGTAAATTTTATCCTTGATGAAAATAATGACCAAATTGTTTTAGAAGACTCTGAATTAAAATTTGAAGTTGGTGAAACAATTACTGGTCAAACATCTGGTGCAACTGCAAAAGTTTTAGTTGATGATGTGGATGATAATAAAAGATTGTTTATAACATCACAAACTCGTTTTATTATTGGTGAAATTATTTCTGGTAGTTCATCTAACTCTTCTGGTACTGTGCAAACATATCGTCCAAATCCAGTATCTAGTATTCAACAACTTTTAAATTACTCTAATGTTGATTCTACTCTTTATACATTCTTAGATAAATTTAGAGATTCATTTCTTGAGGGTATTGTAGATAATGTTGACGCTGGAGTTGATAAAAGAAAACTTATAAAAAATATTCGTGACCTTTATCTTGCAAAAGGTACAAAGAAAGGTCATGAATTATTCTTTAGATTACTACTAAATGAAGAACCTAGATTAAGTTATCCAACTGATAATATGTTGCGTGTGTCTGACGGTAGATGGACAACAAGAAGTATTATGAGAGTTCAAATGATAACTGGTGTTCCGTCAGAACTTATTGGTCAAACTGTAACTGGAGAAACTTCTTTTGCAACTGCAATCATAGTTTCATCTATTACGTTTAGGGAGTCTGGAGAAAATATTATTGAGTTTGAATTAGACGCAGACACCATAAATGGAACATTTGTTCAAGGTGAAACAGTTAAAGGTACATCCACGGTAACAGACCAAGATGTATCTTTTACACCATTTAGTATTGTCACTGATGCAGTAGTAACTAATGACGGTCAATATTATACTGCTGACCAAACTGTTAATATTGCAACTGGTGGTAGTAACAGTGCAACTGCAAAAGTACAAACTGTTACGGTTGGACAAGTGGATGAAATTATTATTGATGACGCTGGTACTGGATATGCAGTCGGTGATAATCTAGTTTTAGATAATTCTGGAACAGATGGTTCTGGAGCTCTTGCACAAGTCTCTGTAGTTGGTGGTGGTATTACACCAGAGAGTGGTAGTTTGTCTGCATATGGAATGGGTGCAACTGACCATATTACATTAGAAGAATCAAGTCAATCATTTTATCAAGACCCATATGAGGGAACAAAGATTGTTTTAGAAACAGGCACATTTGCAAATCTTAGTGTTGCGTCCGAAGCTGGTGAAATTACAGATGTTAGAATGATTTCTAAAGGAAACGGTTATGCAAAACTTCCAGTTGTTTCAAGTATAACAACAACTGGTGGTTCAAATGCAAAACTAATAGCTGCATCAAATTCTGGTGTTGGTGGTGTTGGTTCTTTTGAATTTACTAATCAAGGATTTAATTATAATTCTGCACCAACACTTAATACATTTCGTCATGCAGTTTTAAAAGATATATCTGGAACATTTGTTTCTGGAAGTTCTTTAACTTCACATAGTGGAACTATCACTGCGTTTGATACTGCAAGACAATTGATATCAATTAATACAACTGCAAATCTTTCAGTTGGAGATACAATTGCAGCTGGTAGTACCTCTGGTAAAATTGCAAACATTGGTATTGCAACTGGTAGTACATCTGTTGGAACTATTGGTAAAACCTCTGGAGAGTTCTTTGGTGCAGATGGTAAAATTTCTGAGGATGTAATGAGAGTTCAAGATAGTAATTTCTATCAAGACTATTCATACGTTGTTCGTGTTGGTCAGTCTATTAATGAATGGAGAGATGCGATTAAATCAACTGTTCACCCTGCTGGATGGCAAGTATTTGGTGAAGTTGAAGTTGTTGGTCGTGCAGTCACAAGAATAACTGCACAGTCTGTAGATTCATTTACTCCAGAACTTGCATCTACATTGAGAACACTATTTACTGCTGTGTTTGGTAGAAGATTAGGAACAGTGGATGATGGAACATCTCTAAGAGTATCTCCTGCTTCTGATGCAGAAAGTCATACTAATCTAACAAGTTCAACAAGAGATGTAACTTTAACAAGAATAAACAATGTGATTGTTGGTGTTGCAAGAACACCCTCTGCACAAGGCCCAACTCTAGACCTTTTACCAAAGTATGCATTTAGTATTGGTGCAAACACTACAGAAAATATTCCACACTATCCAGGCATCAAAAGAATTACAAACTTAGATGGTATCAATGACCAATCATTTACTATAGACCAGTTTAGAAATGTTCGTATTAATGAAGTCTCAATAAGAAATGCAGATGGTGGGTTCTCTCAAACTGGACACAGATTTGATACTAATCGTATTACCTTTGATGATGGTGAGTCATTTTCTATTCCGTCATCTGCATTTAATACAAGAATTAATGTTCCACCGCCTGGTGAGATACAAGTTTCTGGTAGTGCAAGAACAAATGCATTTGATAATAACTTCATCACATTTGATAGTGGTACAGAAACATTTGATGAAACAACATTAACTACATTGTTTAGTGATACTGGATTGAAATTTGATAGTACATCTGTCAAGTTTGATGGTACTGGTGGTGATGCAGTTCCAAGAGATGTAGCTGGTCTTTATAATATAGACTTTAGTGATGATGATGTAACATTTGACAGTGGTATAAATAAGTTTGATAAATCACATAATGTTCCAGTATTTGAAAGGTTTGACTCTACCAGTTTCAAATTTGATAATACAAACAAAAAATTTGATATAGGTGTGTAACCTACATAAATAAATGAAAGAATCTAATTAGGAGATAACTAAAATGGCATATCAAGCACTTGGTCTTGGTTCTTCAGCGAATGATGGTACTGGTGATGACCTCAGAACTGGTGGAGACAAGATTAACGACAACTTTGTAGAAATCTATACCAAACTTGGTAATGGTTCTGCATTATCCAATCTTACTTTTCCAACTGGAACTGATACGATTGTGGGAAGAGCAACAACTGATACTCTTACTAACAAAACTTTAACAACACCAACTATCGCATCCATCACAAACGGTGGAACTGTAACAATTCCATCTGGTGCAGATACACTTGTTGCGAGAACATCTACGGATACTCTAACCAATAAAACTTTGACTGCACCTAAAATTGCAAACGCTGGTTTTATTGCAGACGCAAATGGTAACGAACAAGTCATTTTTCAAACAACTGCAAGTGCAGTAAACGAAATTCAAATTAGAAACGCAGCCACTGGTGGTGCAGCTTCTTCTGGAGGACTAACTGCTCC